CTTTACCAACCGAGACGGCTGGTATCTAAAATACCAAAAGTAGTGCTGTCAAGAATGAAATACTGGTAAAAAGTTGCTGCGCTCAAATAAAAGGTGTATTGAGTTTCTCCCGGTATTGCATTAAATGAGTATCCCTCTACGACTGCCTCGACAACAGTTTCGCTTATATCTCCGGGCTTTAACCATTCAACAGTTACTAGAGAATAACCATAAGTAAGATTTGTTATTAGTTGCTCTATGTCAGCTTTGTCAGCAGTTATATCTGTGACCGTTATTTCATATCTGTAGTCAGTTGGGTCGCCTTGCATGATTGCCAACCATGAAGCAAGTCCTGCAGCTTGAGTGGTCGTGTAGTCAAGTGTGGATATCGAATATCCTGACGGGCCGTAAGCGTTAATAGATGCTGACGACGATCCGAATTGTGTTGCGACAGATTCTGGTTCAACTAAAACTTGGTTCATGAATTGGTCACCAAGTTGGATTCTGTTGAATTGGACATAAGGAATTTCGCCAGTGACTCCAGTGGTGTTACGAACAAACGAAATACCGCTCGGCTGGGCAACGATTGCTCTGCCAAGGAAATAGAGACTTGTCCCGCCTCCCGGCCACATCTGACCTTTTTCGGTGTTCATTAAAAGGTTCAGTTTGTTTAAGAGTGTCCCTGAATATGTTGAGCTTGAAGCTATTGAGCTTGTGTCGGTTGCTGCAACTGACGGAATGATTGACGAATTATATGTTCCGCTTGGCATAATTGCTTGGTCTCCCGTAGTTCCTTGTGGAAACACGAAATTGTTTACAGTAAATTTGCCCATTTGTGAAATGGGGTCCGAGCAACTGATTGTGGCTGTTGAAATTCCTTGATCAAGGCCAGCTGCATCTTGGAAGGTAATACCTGAAATTCGACCAGATATTAAGTATTGCAAGTCTTCAAAAAAGATTGCAAAGTACCTACCTCTGACAAGTTGAGCTGCTTCGTCATTGTTGTTTTCAATAGTAATTTGGTAAGTGGTTCCGCTGTACTGATCCAAATATGACTTTCTTGCCACATCACCTGAAAATGAGAGGACTTTTCCTACATATTCAAAATAATCAATATCAGGCCAAGGATTCCAGTACTCGATGTAAAACTGCCAATTTTCGGAGCTCATTGAATACCAACTGGAAGCGGTCCTGTGTTGCGCGTGTATTGCTGAAGAGCTCTCACGATTGCGTTCGGGTCTCCGCCGTTGACATTGACCGTGATGTTGGCTCCGCCCATAGCCATTCCGCCGGCACGATTGAGCGGTATGACTGCTTCTGGACCGCGTTCGCCGATCATGGCGATCGTTGGGCCTGTGACGATGCCTCCTTCAGCTAGTCGAGGAAGTTTGACATCGGGGATCGTGCCGAAGTCGATTAACGGACCGGCTGCTTTGTCAATGCCGTCAAGGATAATGTTTAAGCCTTTGATAGCAGCGTTTAAGCCTCGCTCAAGGTTTGAGATGACTGCGTTGATGACTCCCTTGAACGCTCCGCCAATGCCGTCAAAGATTGAAGCACCTAGGTCTTTGAGTTCGCTGAACCCTTGCTTGATTGCACCGAATACGAAGCGAGCGACATCCCAGAGCTGAGTGAATACTGTTTTGACTGCGTTGACGGTTTTGCCGAAGATGTCGAACTTGACTTGTAGCGCGACCAGTGCTGCGATGATGGCGACGATGACTGCGACACCTGTAGCGATCCAGAGCGCATAGGTGGATGCTGTGAGAGCAATAGTTGCAATGTTAACGATGGCCTGAATAGCTGCATACGCTTTCATCGCAGCATTGACAGCCAAAATGGTTACGGCGAGAGCTGCAAAAGCAGCACCGAAACCGACGACGAGACCTGTGTTGTTTCGAATAAAATTGCCAATGGAAGTAAACGCTGGAAGAAGTTTTTCAAGAATTGGTGCGACAGCTGCACCGACAGATTCTTTGAATTCGCCCATCTGGATAGACAGACTTTTCATTCGGCCCTGCGTGGTGTTTGCTGCCGTAGATGCTTGATTGCTGAAAGTTTTGCTGAGAGCTGCGAAGACTTCGTCGGCAGTAGCTCCGTTAGCGACAAGACTGGCAAGGGCTGGATCTAACTTCTTAAGCGGACCCAAATTTCCATTAAAAGCTTTTGACAGTGCGTCTGAAACTGCACCGAGATCTTTCCCTGTACCGGCAGAGACATCCAGCGCAAGATTCAGGAGCTTTTGAGCTTTGGTGACATCGCCAGTGCCTCGAACAAGCTTGTCAAGAGCAGGCCGTAGTTCATCGTCGGTGACCGCTGCAGCGATTGAAGTCTTCGTAATGAAGTCCTCAACGGAGGCGACTTGGCTATTTGTTGCCCCAGTGGTATTCCGTAGAGTCGTGGCAAGCTTTTGTGCTGCAGCATCATCTTCGGCAAACGCTTTTACAGCGTCAAAAGCGACAGCGCCGAGAGCTGCCAGAGCAAGGCCTGCCGGGACTGCTGCCTTCTTGATGGCAAACGATGCCTTCTGTCCGTTGGTCTCAAGCTTCTTGAAATCATTGATCGCCTTGTTAATGCCCGCAGGATTCCATTCGCTGATGATGGGGAGGTTGATTGCCATTAGCGTTTCACGATCCTCTTGTTTGCTTGATCCATTACTTCTACCACGATCGCATCTACGCGACGGGTGATCTCGTCTAGATAGTCATCTGATCGCGCCCAGACGAAGCGTGAAGGTGTTCGGAGTTTGCTTGTCAATTCGTTAGCGAAATTTGGTCGTGCTCGAAGAGGGTTGCTGTTTCGTGTTTGGTTCGGGCCTCGGCCTGCCATGTCGGTCATTGACAGAGCTGCACCTTTTGCAGTGATCCTCACAGTTCCGATGGACTCAAATTGTGCGCCTTGCTGAAGGTTGCGCTTGCGCGCTTTTCGTGTGTCTACTTTGACGACGATATTCTTTGACTCGTTTTTCCAAGAGGTGCGCGAGAATCCCTTCTGCCCAGAGAGCGGAGGGGTTGATGGAATTGAGTCCTTAATGGCGGAGACGAGAGGATCAGCAGCGGACTTGATGTCTTTTGTGATCTGACGACGCAGAGCAGGATCAACTTTGCCGATCTCACGAAGAGCTTGTTTCAGTCCGTCATACTCAATTCCGACTGATGCTGGCATTATTGCTTTCGTCTCTGTTCGTTGATGATCTGAACGCAGGTCGCCAGATCCTCTGTTTCGAATGTAATAGTCGGAGGCCAGAATCCAGTCTCAACTAGCAGAGCTGCTAGTTGTCGCCGGTGGCCTCCTGTGTAGGGACTGCAGTCGCAGTCTCCACAACTTCTAGATCTTCTAACTTCTTGACAAACTCATCAAAAGAGATCGCTACTGGATGACCTTGTTGCTTACTGGCTTCGTAGGCCATGAACGCAAGATCTTCCATTCCGATTCCGCTTCCGAGATCGGATGCTCGGCGTTTGAACTTTCGTTCCCATGAAATAATCACAAACAAGTTCGTGACTACTTCGTAGGATTCGCCTTCGTACAGCTTCACTCTCAGAGTGAGTTTCATGTGTTCTCCTTAGTCGGGGTTCGGATTACTTATAGATCAGGTGATGTCGCGGACGAAGGTTCCGCCCTTGAAGGTGGCCTCAACTACTGAGAGCTCACCAACAGTGGTGAGGATCGGAGTCACGGTCTCCAAGTAGCAACCTGTCAAGGTGTACTCAGGATTCGAGGCGGACTCGGTTGCTCCAGCTGGGCTGATGACGATCGTGGAAGCGACACCGAACATCGCGTTCAGCATTGTTTCAACTTCGGTCGCGCCGTAGCCCTGAAACAGGGTGAGGGTCAATTCATTGCTGAAAAGCCCAGCGGTGAAAGTGCGTGAGGTCTGACCGAAGGCCGTGTTCTCAAGAGCTTCAGCGGTCAGCGTCAAAGTCGCTGCAGAGCAGTGATCGGTGAGCGTGTACGCCGAAGGACTTGTAACGGTGACGGTCGGATTCGATAGGTAGGTAACTGTTGCCATGTTGGGTTCCTTTATACGCGGCTTGTGCCGATTCTGATTGTGAGGTCATAAGCAGGTAACTCTGCAGATCCGATCGAAGCGATCGTAGGTCTGCCAGATACAACTGCGAGAGAAGAGTTCATGAGCTGATCAACGACTCCGAGTATGTAGTCCGTAGTGTCTTGGTTGCCGGGTGGCGCGCCCAACACTCGGAGATCAAGCGTGATGTCCGCCGTTTGGTTATTGAACGAACTGAAAATAGGAAGCTCAATGAATACAGTGAGAGGTCGAGCGTTCCGAGGATCAGTGACCGGCTTAAGGCCGAGAGCTGTGATCGTCGCCGAGACAGCGTTGATCGTGTCTGTGAAGAGGCCTGCCATCTCATGCCACTTGCGATCTCTTGATGCCGAGCAACTGGTTAATCCGACCCATTGAAGCAACAGGTGCGGAGATGTTCATGTCTTGGAAACTATTGAAGGAGTCTATGCTTCCGCGTTCTCTGTACAACGAGGCCGCCATGAGCACGACTCCTGCTTTGACGGCAGCATCAGGGACGCTAGTGAGTGAGTCATGGTAGCCGGCCTGAACTCTGCGTCTAAATGACCATGCGTTCGAAGCATTAACTGATGATGTCATGAAAGCGGTGTCATTGGCGGTCGCTCCGCTGATGCCGAGGAACTCGGTGAGATCCGCAACATTTATCCATGTACAGGTCTGAGTCCAGACGAGCGAGCCGACTGGATCAGCTGTAGATCGTGGAAGGTCGTCGCCGACATCGTTGAAGAGCAACTGGTTCGGAATGATGACATCCGTGTCGTAGAGA